CCTAAAAATGGACAAAATTGACTATAAACAAAGCTAGTTAATAGTACAAATAAAAGTGTTTTAAGTGTTTTCATAGCCTTAATATATAAAAAGAAAGTAAAAGCCCCAAATTTCTTTGGAGCTTTCGTATACTTTGTTGTTTTGTTCTTAGTAGTTCAAGATACAGTAGTCAGGTTGAACAGTAACTGTAATGTTTACTGGGGTTCCATCGTCATCCCAATTGTAATCTCCAAAGTTAGCTTCTGTAATAACAGCTCCTTTAATAATCCATTCAGAAACGATATCACCTACAGGACCTAAAACGTTGAATTTGATATCTTTTTTATAGAAATCAGAGTATCCATCACGTCCTGTTACTGATTCGTGTCCTAAACGTACCCATTCCATTACTGCTTGAGCACCAGAAGGAGTAATTGATTCGTAAAGGGTAAATTGAATAGTATTCCAAATAGTTTTTCCTTTTACATAACGTTGAATGTTAATGTGGTTAAGGGCAACTGCGGTTTGGGTTAAAGAAACAGCTCCTACCCCTTTTACTAGATATGATGGAACACCATCCATATAAAGGATAAAGCGGTTTGTTTGTTTTGGTTCAAACGCTGTAAAGAATATATCGTTACTACTTAAAATTGGCATTTTACTTTATTTTTAATTCTGTTATAAATATCTAAACATTTAACTTTTTATCCAGGGAATTGAGCTCCTGTTGGTAACAAGATGAAATCCAAAGAAATAAATTCAGCTGTGCGAGTAGGTTGAATATAAATTTGTCCTACTAGTTGGTTTTGGTCAATTACTGCTGGTCCATTGTTTGAATCATCCATGATTACTTGGTAAGCATACAATCCTTGTTTTTGTTGGATTCCTTCTAAATATGGATTAACTCTTGCAAGGAATGAATTTCTTGTAGTAATTGTGTTTTGTTCGAATACAACAGTATCAGCAATTTGACGAATATAATTTTTCAATTCAATCATTAAACGACGTACGTTTACACGATCAAGAGCTGAATCTGCTTTTTGTAATGTTTTCTGTCCGTATACTACAACTCCTTGTTTAGGTAATGTAGCAATTGGATTAACATTGTTTAAATATAGTGTATCTCTATTACCTTGAGTTAATTTTAATTCAGCTTGTAATACTGTAGATAAACCACCACGATTAATACCTGCAGGTGCAAACCAAGGAGCAGATACTTTATCGTTAAATGCATATACACCTGGTATTACAGTTGAAGCTGGTACCCAAACATGTTTTCCTGTTGCTGGGTCGATAATGCGAACCCAAGGCCAATAAGCAGCAGCATATGAAGTATCTCGAGTTTGTGCTTGAGTAATTGTTTGAGGTACATTACTTCCGTATGATGCCAAATCTACTACAAACATATTATCTCCTCTAGCAGTTGTATTGGTAATAATATTTGTAATTTGAGCTGTATGAGTATCGTTTAATAATCCTGGGGTAAATAGTAAGTTAAATTGGTATGCTTCAGGATTACCAAGCAATGCAATCATGTTGTTATAGTCACTTCCTAATACACCTTGAGTATTTGTAGAAATTTTATCATACAAATTAACGGTATTACTTGTTGTACCAATAGCTCCACCAAAAGCACCATCTAATGAACCACTACCTATTGCTGGAAGTGAACCAGTGTATAATAAATTGGTAATATTACCATTTGAATTTAAATAATTCGGGGTAGTATAATTTACTGTTCTTACACGAACAAATTTTGAATTATTTGGAAAACTTCCAGATAATTCCATTTGTACTGTAGAAGGATTATATTGTAATTTTTGATCACCAATTACTTGAGAAATAAAACGAGATGAATTAGGATCTAAGTTTACATTATTCCAAGATTCAAGTACAATTTTATTAGTTTCAGTATCATCACCACGTCTGATTGATAAATTAAAATTACCTGATCCAGTGTTTACACCTGTAACTTCCCATCTTACATTTTCTTTACTTCCTGAGATTAAAACAGCATTAGTAGTTGAACCTGAGTTATTCATTAAGGCTCCTTCAGAAATAGTTTCAAGAACAAATGGTGAAAGACCTGTTGTTGGACCACTTGAACCTGTAGGCATGTAGCTACTTGTAGCAGAAGTATAAGATCCTGTAACAACACGAGCTACTAATAATGAAGTACCACCATAATTAAAATAGTTGTAAGCAGCAATTGAAGTTAAATATGAATATGCATTACCACCACTAATAAAAGAATCTCCAAATAACATTTGAAAATCTGAATAAGAAGTTACTAGGGTAGGTTTTTCAACCGGGCCAGTTACTGTAGGTCCTATAATAGCAGCGCCTGCTTGAACTGGTTGGCCTGTTAAAAACGTGTTATCTATTTCGCTGATTGCTACTCCAGGAGAAACTGTGAATTTTGCCATTTTATTTTTTTATTATAAATATCAATTTTTCTTCTAAAATATATTACTATTGAGGAAAGGTTGCACCTGTAGGTAATATGTTAAAGTCTAATATAACGAATTCAGCTGTACGTGTTGGTTGGATATAAATTTGTCCTATCAATTGGTTATTATCAACTACGTTTGGTGGATTATTTGTTTCATCCATTACTACTTGATATGCTGTTAAACCTTGTTGTTGTTGTACAGAAGCTAAATATGGATTTACAATAGATAAAAAGTTTGATCTAGTAGTTGCATCATTTTGTTCAAATACAAAGTTATTTGCTACTTGAGAAATATATGATTTTAATTCAATTAATAAACGACGTACGTTTACACGATCTAAAGCACTTTTTTTCTTTTGTAATGTTTTTTGTCCAAATACTACTGGGTTGGGGATTCCACTAAAACTAGCAATTGGGTTTATATTATTTTGGTATAATAAATCTCTACTAGCTTGTGTAATTACTTTTTCAGTCGCACTAACACCTGTTAAGACTCCTCTATTGGTTCCAGCAGGAGCAAACCAAGGAGCTTCAGCAGCATCGTTAATAGCATACACTCCAGGAATCATAGTTGAAGCAGGAACCCATGCTTGTTGGCCTGAAAGATCAATTGTTTTTAACCAAGGCCAATAAGTTGCAGCATATGAAGTATTAAAATTACCTGCATTAGAAGTAACGGGAATAATATTTGAATTATATCCTACAACGTCAATAATGGTCATTGCATCTCCTCGATTTTGAACCATGGTAATAAGTTGATTTACAACAGGGTAATGAAGAGCAAAATTTGTACTATCACCAATTAATCCAGGAGCAGTTATAAAATTGTAACTATATGCATCTTTATTTGCTAGTAATGAAATTGATTCTGTATATGCACTAGCTGAAATTCCTTGAATGTTTGAATTTGAAATATTTTGGTAATATGCTGCTGCACCTACAGCAGGGATATTGCTTCCTTTTCCATCTCCAAAAGACCCACTAGCGGCTAAAGGTAAAGAACCAGTAAATTGATTTTTTGGAACACCGTTATTGTCAAAATAATTTGGAGTTGTTTGATTTACTTGTTTAACTCTAACATATGAAGATTTGTTTGGAAAACTTCCTGAAAGTTGAACATAATATTCATTAGTAGTTGGGTCATTAACAACAACTTCAGTTTGGTTACCTATTACTTTTTCAATGTAATTAGAAGAATTAGGATCTAATGAGCATATCCATGTTTCTAAAACAGAAGGAGCTATTATAGTATCATTTCCTTGTCTAATTAATACATTAAATGTTCCATTATTAACATTTGGAGATTGTATTTCCCATCTAAAATTATTTGCTGAACCACTCAATAATGTATTGTATAAACCTGTAGGGCCTGTACTATTCATAATATCCCCTTCAGAAATTGTTTCTAAAACAAATACATCTTGATTATAAGGAGATCCTGAGGTATGAGAAGATGCTGAAATAAACGATGAAGTAGCAGGAGTCCATGCTGTAACTGTACTACCACTTACAACACGAGTAACTAATAATGAAGTACCACCATTATTAAAATAATTAAATGCTGAAATGGCTGTAAGATAGGTGTAATTTTGTCCACCACTTATAAAGGTATCACCAAATACATTTTTATATTGGGTATATGTAGTAACTAATGTAGGGATACCTACTTTACCTTTAACTGTTGGTCCAATAATAGCGGCACCTGCTTGAATAGGTTGTTGAGTTATAAAGGACTGGTCATTTTCTATTGCTAATACACCAGGTGATACAATTGTTTCTGCCATTGCAAATGAATTATTTTATTATAAATATGGTGTATTAAAACCAAATTAATCCATTGGTGTAATTTCACCAGTTTCTGGGTTAATATTAGATTTACCGTACTTATCAATTATGGATTGGGTAAATTCTTTTTCTTTATTAGAAAGTTCTACAAGAAATTTTTTAGCTTCCTGGTATCGGTTTTCAATTTGAATTTTAATTAATTCAATCTCACCTAACTCAGTAATTAGTGCTTGAGTTTTTTGTTGGATTTCTTTTAGTGTATTCTTTTCTTCTTCTGTTAAAAACTTTTTTTCCGAAACTATTCCCATAAATTTATTTTATTATAAATATATTATTTCCCTTGAGAAACATATGCTTTTACGTAATTTTTACTATTTTTACTTTTGCTAGTTTTAGATTTTGCATGTATTCCTGGTCTTCTTTTTTTAGGTTTACGTACAAATGAAATTACTGATTGTCCTTTTGCTTTTGCTGCCATGTTATTTACTATTTAAATTATTAACTACTTCTGCTGTAACAATAACCTGAGCTTTACTATTATATTTTTTAATAGCTGTGATCTCTTTTTGAATAGTATCAGGAACAATATATCCAAATAATTTAATTGAAAATGTTCCTTTAATAATGCGATTTGTTGAATCTGAAACTTCTATTGCTGTGGTATATGAATCAATAGATGCTTTAAATTTAAAACGTTCTGGGTCTCCCCAATATGAATCTGAAGCATAGTTGATAGCTTCAATAATTTTATTCATCTGTTCAACATAATATGTTTGAATAGCACAAGAATATGTTAAATTAACATAATCAGG